AACGCTTCGGTGGTTCAATCACCGCGGCTGCCCCTTCGGAGACCACAGAGACGAATACCTTTAGCATCGCTGGAGGGTCCTTGCCGTACTTCGCAATCGCCTTCCTTCTGTCTGACCTCCAGACGGGGGCGACTGGCGGGACCGGCGACGCTGTTGCGACTGTGAAGATGCAACTCCACAAGTGCCAGATCACTGGCGGCACTCTTCTCGCTGGTTCGACCGACGACTTCGCTACGCCGTCGTTCACCGCTGAGTGCATCATCCCGCAGGTCACACATACCTCGTTCGGTACGGTCACCTTCGCCGAAACCGCCGAAACACTGGCTACCTACTAGGCCTAACCTAGAAACAGGGTCGCTTGAGAGGGCGGGGGCTTCGGCCCCCGTCCTTCTCGCGTATCGGATAGGGTGTGTGCATGGATTACACACCGACGGTTCTCAGAAACAAGGGCGTCCCGGTCAGCCTTGCTGCCCTACGCGAAGAAGATGGCACATGGGTGCCCATCTACGATGCGGAGGGAGTGCAGGAAACCGAAGAGTTCTGGGTCAAATTCACCCACAACATCATTGCTGATATTGAAGAGTTGTGGGAGGGGCTGGCGGAGTGGCAGGAATCGATGGACACCAAGCCGGTTTCGACATTGCGTCGCACCTTTGGCTTGCTCCTTGAGGAAAGCCTCGATAAGGCCGGTATGCGGCTAGTGGAGGGCCATTTGAGCGACTATTCGTCCGCGATTGGGGTGGCGTGGGCTATCGCCAACGGGGTGGACCCTACCGTGGCGAGCAGGCTGCTCGCTCAAGCCGAGGTGGCGTCAGCGCAGCAGGTAACGCTGCTGAACGAGGAACTGGACACGGCGATGAAGAGGATCGAGGAAATCGAGGAAATCGAGGAAGCGAGTTAGAGAAGGGGTATCCGTGGGATCGCGCCATTTACGCGTGGTGCCAGACGGGGCAGCCATTTGACCTGTTTTGGGTGTTGTCGCCAGCGCAGGTAATTTCGGCGATTTCTCAGCCAGCGGTTAAGAAGCAGAAGGCAGATCCTCGTCGACTGATGGCGTGGGCGGCTTCCATGGGGGGCGGCATGGACATACAACGGAAAACCGGCGTGGCGGATTGAGCGCGGCGGGAATATAGGGGAGAATAGAGCATGGCCGTTATGCTCCCGCCTCTAGTTCAGCAGATCATTCTGGACCCGTCGGGTCTCGCCGCGGGTGCAGCGAAAGCCAAGACAGCGATGAAGGGGGTCGCTCAGGGGGCGGGAGCGGCCTCCGTGGCGGCGTCGGCGGCAGGGGGCAGCCTCAACACGTTGGGGTTCCGGGCACAAACCACGGGACGAATGCTGACCAAATTCATCGCGTTGCCGATCGCTTTGATTGGCGGTTTGGCAGTCAAGTCGTTTGCTTCGTTCGAAGCGTCGATGGCAAAGACCCAAGCCTTGGTGGGTGTCAGCGCAGGATCTATTGCCCAGTTCACCGAAACGGTGAAAAAGTCAGCGCGTGAAACTGGTCGGGCTCCACAGGAACTCGCTGACGCTATGTTCTTCGTTGCGTCTGCTGGTTTGCGAGGCACCGTCGCCATGGAGACGTTGACGGCTTCGGCTAAAGCCGCAGCGGTTGGTCTCGGCCACACCAAGACTGTGGTTGATGCGGCAACGTCTGCCGTTAACGCTTACGGCTCAGAGAATCTGCCTGCTTCCGAAGCCGTCGATGTGCTTACGGCTGCTGTTCGTGAAGGCAAGGTGGAGGCCGACAGGTTGGCTCCCGCTATCGGTAAAGCAATTCCGGTGGCGTCAGCGATGGGCATTGAGTTCCATGAGGTGGCTGCCGCTATTGCCGCCATGACCCGTACTGGTACTGATGCTCGAACGTCGGCTATCCAGTTGCGTCAGATCATGCAGTCGCTTCTCGACCCGTCGCGTCAGACCACTCGGGCGTTGAAGGAAATGGGTATCGCCGAGCATGAACTTCGCGACATGGCTCGTAGTCAGGGCTTGTTGGCCGTTTTGAAGAGGCTGCGAGGCGAGGCAGAAAAGAATGAGAGCGCGTTCGCTGACGTGTTCCCCAACATTCGTGCTTTGGCTGGCGCGTTGGACATCACCGGTGAGAACTTGGCGGAGAACGAGCAGATTTTCGCTCAGTTGGCGAACTCGGTTGGCGATACCGACAAGGCGTTCGAAATCACCCAAAAGACGGTTGCGAACAAGATGGCGCGGGCGTTCGCTGACTTGAAGGTTGCGATGATTGATCTCGGTTCGGCGATGTTGCCACTCGCAGACATCTTCATCAGCGTCGTTAAGAAGGTTGCAGGGTTCATCAAGGTCATTGGGGATAGCACTTGGATAGCGCCAGTGCTTATGGGCGTTATGGCTTTTGCTTCGATTAGTGGTGTGTTGTTGCTTGTTCTTGGGCGTGTTCTTACTGCTATGGCAATTCAAACTGCTCAAGCAACGGCATTGGGCACAGCGCACGGTTTCGCTGCCGTGAAAACGTCGTTCTTGACATGGGCCACCAACATGTCGACGAAGGCGCTGTTGGCAAATGCCGCGGCAGCGACGAAGGCGGCGGCGGCATGGTTGTTGACCCCAATAGGGATGATCACCGGCATAGCGGCGGTTGCAGGCATTGCGGCACTAGCCATTGGGATGGGGTCGTTTGGGAAGAAAACCAAGACTGCGGCGGAAGAGGTCCAAGATCTCTTTGCAGCGATGAGCGACGTGCGTTCCATGGGTGGCCGTGCGTTGAATGCCCTCGACGAGTGGGGGGTAACGATGAGGGGTCCTCGGGCGGGTGTTGAGGCCACTGGGTCGTGGGAACTTGTCAAGGGGTTCAAGGAGGCGTATGACGAGAACATTCAGGAGGTGCTTGAGGAGGGGGACGAGGGGAAGGCGGCGTTGGCGGTTGAGCATGCGCTTATTGCCGCATTTGCAGGGCAGGGCGACAGCGCAGAGGTACGAGACGCTATGGCGAGGCTTCTGCTTGAGTATGGCGCCGATCTTGGTGGAGAGGCTGGGCAGGATGTATTCAGTCGCCTGTTCGAAGGGGGTGCCGGTCCAACTGGTGAGGAATTCGCAGCGTTCCTCACTGGCGGTATCGACGAAGCGGGGAGTGCTGCTATGGAGAATGCTTTGGCGATGCAGGCTCAAGTTGCTGCCGAACTGGCGCTAGATGCGCGAGATAGTTTCTTCGAATTTGTTGCAGCAGACAAGAGGAAAATGAGTCCCAGTAACGAGAACGCATTGCACCTATTCCACACGGGGGGGTTTGAGGACAGCCTTTCTACGATTGCCGCTGAGATGGACGAGTTCTTGATGAAGGGCAAGCCCGAAGAATTCATGGCTCAGTGGTCAACTATGATGGATGTTCTTGGCGAGGGCGGCTCCGCAAAGCAGGTAGAAGCGTTGGAGGCGGCGCTGGTCAGCATGTTCGATAGGGCGTTCCCAGATGCAGTGGAGGGTGAATCTTTGATCGAGTCTTTGTTGAATGTCGCTGGGCTGGACCCCGATCAAGCCGACAAGGCCCTCGCTAAGGCTGATAAAGAGATTCTGGACTCGATCGATCAGTCAGTCGTTGATCTTGCAAAGAACGTGGAGCAGGCGTGGGGAGACGCTGCCCGCATGGCGGAATACGGGTTGGGGGATTGGGCGGACCTCAGCGATGTTGAGTTCGAAGCGGCTGCGTGGGAGTTGATGATAGAACGACTCAAGCGCGGAACCGAAGACCTCGGTGACGAAAATATGACTGTTGCTGACACTCTGTTGCTGCTTGAAACAGCGTTCACGCGGGCAGATACAGCAGCGAAGGACTTCTCTAAGAGGTACGACGATCTGATCAGCCGAACAGCGAATGTAACCCTCGGCCAAATGGATTTCGTAGACGGACAGTATGATCTGGCGGAAGCGTTGCGGGAATCAGGGGGGGAGATCGGGTTCCAGACTGAGGCGAGCCGAGAGGCTTTTCGCGCGTTTGAGGGTCAGGGTCAGGAAATGGCTGAGACGGCAGCGGCGATGCTGGCGGCAGGGGCTTCTGACGCACAGGTGCAGGCTGAACTCGACGGCATGATCACGGCGATGATGCAGACAGCGTTGGCTGGCGGTGTAAGCGAGGATGCTTTGAAGGACGCTATGTCGGCGGCTGGGTTGACCCCAGACAACATAGCGTTGCTTCTCCTTGATGAAGACGAGATGGCTCAGGAGGCGTCGGAAGAGTTCCTCAACAGGGTCCAACTGATGGTTGATGGCGTCTTGCCGCTGGTCGCAGGGAAGGGCGAACCGATTGGTGAAACGCTGGTAGCGGGTGTGAAGACGGGGATGCAGAACAAGGAGGGCGAACTGAACACTGAGATCAAGAAGATTCTTGATTACATGCTTGCAGATGCGCTGCTGCACCTCGGGGCAAAGTCGCCGTCGAGGGTGTG